AGGCGCTGCTGCGACCATTGGATCCGTAACAAACTTTGGCGCACCTGTCATTGCATCCGCAAGTGTAACAGTTTTTATGGGAGATGCGGCACTTGTTCCCCACACAGGTCTCTGATCTGTGCTATAATATTCAAGTCAAATCATTTTAAACTATGGCACGAAGCAAAGTTGGTCTTTCTGGTCAGAAAGTTATTGAGAGCACCCCGAAAAATACTCGTCAGGGACGTGGTAAGCATACCAAGTATGCTGCTACCTCACGCAATGGCGCTAAGAAGCGTTATCGTGGTCAAGGACGATGAATTTGAGTCCACAGAATTTGATGCGTGAGATTGAATGGGATGATTTCGGTAAGGGCGGGAACCATACCGATTTCATCTATGAAGACTTTATTGCACCAGAAATTTGTGATGAACTCTTACAGTATTATGATGACTGCACGTATCTGAAGAAAAAACCAGGATTCATTGGTTACAGTGATCCAACTGGTATGCCTCAAGCGTCTGAACGTAAGGTTTCTACTGATATGTGCTGTCATGCAATGCTTGCTGACACAGAACCGTCACTACGGCACTACATGACTCAACTTGATAGAGTGATGAAGAATTACTTTAGTAAGTTTGAGTTTGCACTAATTGACTGTGCTATCTACCCGATGTTCAATATTCAAAAATATCCAGCGAGAGGTGGATATAAAGTTTGGCATTTTGAACGTACCAATCAAAAGTTGGCAGCGGGGCGACATTTAGTGTGGATGACTTACTTGACTGACAACCCTGATGGTGGGACAGAGTTTTACTACCAGAGTAAATACTATCCAGCAAAGAAAGGATCTACATTGATCTGGCCTGCTGACTGGACCCACACTCATCGTGGTAGGGTTGTTGATGAAGAAAAAGCAATCATTACTGGTTGGATCGAGTTTTCATAATAGATAAGAAACACCTAAGGAGAAGAACGATGGGCAACAGCAGAGTTGATAAAGGACAAGACTTTATCGATGAGGGCAGAACGTTAATCACTGAAACTGATGCTGACCGCTACCTAGAACTCGCTAGGAAGCAGCGTGAGGCGAAGAAGAAGGAAGAACTATACCCACTGCCCGAAGATCGCCTTGAGCGCCCTTGTGGAGGCAAAGGTGGTTTTGATGATTTCGTAGAGCGTTGGAGCGAGTGAATAAATAAAACGTAGTCATATTGTATCTCCATGCCTGCGTTTCAGACGTTCAAGGACTTGAGCGTTACTTTCAAGAAACACCCTGTCAGCGATGATTTAGTCGTTGTCAAGGATAAGGCTGCCATCGTTCAATCGATTCGTAATCTCCTCCTTACAAATAAGGGGGAGAGACCTTTTCAACCTCAGTTGGGGTCTGACATCTACAGGTTGTTATTTGAACCTCTAGACTTTGGTACTGCTGCTCTGATCAGAGAGGCAGTCACAGAAACCATTACAAATTATGAACCCCGTGTAATTGTAAACACAGTTATCGTTACTCCAGATTTTGACAGCAACGGATTTGAGGTAGAACTATCCTACTTGATCGTTGGTAGAGAGGATGTACCAGTGAATGTTGATTTCTTCCTAGAGAGCACACGATAAATGCCATATACACAGGTAGCAAACTTAGATTTTAATGATATCAAAGCAGCCCTCAAGGATTACCTGAGGACTAGTTCTGATTTCAGCGACTATGACTTCGAAGGTTCTGCTCTATCGAACCTCATTGATGTGTTGGCATATAACACATACTACACGGCATTCAATGCCAATATGACAGTTAATGAGATGTTCATTGACTCTGCTAACCTCAGAGACAATGTAGTATCTCTTGCGAAGCAACTAGGATATCGTCCAAAGTCAAGGACATCACCAAAAGCGTATGTAAATCTTGCCGTTACATATGCTCTTCCTACTACAGACACAAGTTTAACACTAAAGGCAGGAACAGGTTTTGTCTCCTCGTTTGATAACACACTGTATCAGTATGCAGTAACGAGAGACGTTCTAGGTCAGGTCGTCAATGGCGTCGTAAATTTTGACGGTCTAGAACTTAGAGAAGGTGCTATGTTGACTAACACATACACTTTTAATGCAGCATTGACTAGTCAGCGTTTTATCCTTGATAACGCTGGTATCGATACATCTACAATTCAAGTCAAGGTTTATCCATCAACAACGTCTACAATATTTGAAGAGTATACGTTGTCTGAAAATATTTTAGAAGCGAAACCATCATCTACAATTTTCTTCTTAGAAGAGATCTCTGAGCAGAGATATGAAGTTCTATTTGGTGATGGTGTCTTAGGCAGAAAACTAGAGAACGGTGAGAAGATTGAAATTTCGTATCTAGTCACTGCTGGTGCAGACTCCAATGGAGCAAAAACATTTACGTTCTCTGGAACCCTTGTAAACCAGTCTGGAAACAACCCATCATCTGTTAGTGCTTCTGTGTCCACTGTGACCGCTGCAGCAGGCGGTGCAAGCGCAGAGAGCGTTGATAAGATCAAGTTTACCGCTCCTAAGATGTTCGCCGCACAGGACCGTGCAGTGACCGCTGGTGACTATGGTGCAATTGTTCGTAACTTGTACCCAGCAATCAGCGATATCATTGTGTTTGGTGGTGAGGAGCAAGAACCACCTGCATATGGCAAGGTCTTTATTGCTGTCAAACCATCAGATGCAGCAAAACTAACTTCTGTTACCAAGGAAGAGATCAGAAGCAAACTGAAGGATTACAGAGTTGCTGCTATTGTTCCTGAGTTGATTGATCCATCTATTCTGTATGTTGAACTAAACAGCAGAATTTATTACAATCAAGGCAAGACTGAGTTGACCAAGACTCAGATTAGAGACAACGCTATCTCACAATTACAGTCTTACATTGAGACTTCTGATACTGAGAAGTTCAACGGTAAATTTAGATACAGTAAAGCAGTTGCTGTTATCGATAATTCTGATGTGTCTATCAATTCTAACCTCACATCTGTTACGATGAGGAAGGATTTTTACGCACAGATTAACTCCACGTCATATTATGAGATTTGTTACCAAAATGCCTTCCTGGATGATGACGACCCTGTAGTGTCTTCAACGGGTTTCGTTGTTACCGAATATCCCAATTTCACTGTCTATGTTGAGGATAGGGGTGGCAAAATCGTCCTATATAGACTAGATGGAATCACTGGCGAAAAAGTCCTCTTGGACGATAATGTTGGTGATATTGATTATGCAAAAGGCGAAATTAAAATGTATGATCTGACTATCATTAAAGGAACCTTTGGTGATAATCGTATTGAATTAAGAGTAAAACCTTTAGAGAATGATATTGTGGCAAAACGCGAGGTTTTCTTAGACGTTGATGTAGCAAAAAGCAGCTTCGCTGCGTACTCAGAGTAATATAGATGGCAGTAAAAAAGGCAATTTCCACTCTGATCGAGTCACAACTCCCAGAGTTTATCACCTCTGAATACGAACTTTTTAGTAAGTTCGTAACCAAGTATTATGAGCAGCAAGAGTTGCAAGGTCAACCTCTTGATGTCATCAGTAACTTGCAGACTTATGCTGACATCGATTATTATGAGAAGAACCTTCTAAAGCAGAAGACCACTCTTACAGGTAACGTTACAGACTCTGCAACGTCGATTACTGTTGCTGATGCAACTTCTTTCCCTGAAGAGAATGGATACTTCAAGATTGATGATGAGATTTGCTTTTACAAGACTAGAACAAATACAACATTCGAAGATGTAAGCAGAGGTGTTAGTGGTAATACTAAACTTGGTGATCTTTATGGTAGCAGCAATTTTGTAAGCACCGTTGCTGCTGCTCACTCTGGTGGTTCTGAAGTACAGAACATCAGTAATCTATTTTTGTATGCTCTGATCAAGAGTTTCGAAGCACAGTATCTTGGAGCATTCCCTGAAAAGTATTTGAAGGGTGAAGTTGATAAGAGAACACTTATCAAGAATATTCGCAAGTTTTACAAGGCAAAGGGTACAGATGCCTCTGTAAGATTTATTTTCAATACCCTAGTTGCTGGTGGCGAAGAGAACGCACCAACACTATACAATCCAAAAGATTTCACATATAAGTCTTCTGAGTCTGACTGGGTAAAAGGTTATGCTCTAAAGGCAAAAGTTATTAGTGGAAATGTAAATGATCTCATCGGTAAGGTCATTGTACAACCATCAGCAGATAACGTTGCTTATGCTTCTGCAACTGTAGATAATGTAAGGTATGACAGCACTGTAGATGGAGAGACCGTCTACAACATTTTTCTGGCACAAGAAACAATTAATGGTGAATTCGCTGTTACTGCGAAAACTGAACTAACCAAAGAGATTCAGACTACCGATGGTATTGGTGATGTCATCGAAGTGTTCTCTACCCTTGGGTGGAGAAAGACTGGAAAACTTTTGATTGGTAGTGAGGTATTCACATTTGACAACAAGAATATTACACAGTTTACTATTTCTAGTAGACAGACTCAAGGATCTTATCCAGTAGGAACCGAAGTCTATGAACCAATTGAAGTAAGTGGCGAAGGTGTAACTCTACTAGTATTTGGACTGGTCTATAATTTAAATGTTGTAGATGGACAACCAAACGCTAGTGTTGGTGAGAAAGTACAAGTAGGACTACCTGGATTCATCACTGCAGATCCTAAGATTATGGATCAGCAGAATAATCCACGTTGGAAATTCTCTGGTCTTACTTCAGTTTCTACTCCTGGTTATGCATCTATTCAGCAAAGTCTAGCAGGACTTGCTACAGATGTATCTTCCATCTATGAAGATGAGCAATATTACTACATTGCTTCTTCTGGTTATCCATCATATCCTATTTTGGATGGAGCACAAAATGCTCCTACAAATGTACAGGATCAGAAACTACTAAAACTTGTTAGAAAAGTTGCTACAAGAACTACTGAGATTTACGAGACTCCAAAGACAGAAGTTGGTGTATTGGTAAATGGTGTTCGTGTATATGGTTATAAAGATTCTTCTTTTGTAGATTTTGGTAAACTACAGAAAATTGACGTTACTGTAAAAGGTTCTAAGTACACATCTCCTCCAAATGTTCTTGTAGATGGTGTACTTGGTAAAGCAGTTGCAAATCTGTCTGGTGAGTTTGTTGAGTCTATTTCCCTAAGAAATCCTGGTCTCTATTCTAGAACTCCTGAAATCGAGATTACTTCTGGTAGAGATGCTGTTGTCCGTGCAATCGTCACTCTAGGAAAAGTCACCAGTCTGGTTATTGATAACGGTGGTGACTACTACTCAACTCCTCCTAATCTAATCATTAGAGATAAGTTAGGAAGAGGTAGATTTGCTGAGTATAAAGCAACTCTAACCAGTGGTAAGATCACTGGATATGAAGTCATCAACGAAGGTGAGTTCTATGATCAAGCAAACATTGAAGTTATTGTAGAACCAGTTGGTTCTGGTGCAAAAGCAGTTGCATCAATCAAGAGATGGTTTAGAAATAGATTTGTAAATCTAGAATCCAAACTCGATGATGAGTATGGATATTTGTTTGAGAACTACAATACTGCACTAGAATACGGTTACGGTCATGTCGGTAACCCTAAATCTCTGCGTGTTGCTCTAAACGATAACCTTAGTTCTACCTTCCAAGAACCAGCAGTCAAGACACATTCTCCTATTCTTGGATTTGCATATGATGGTAACCCAATCTATGGACCATTTGCACATGAAGATCCACTAGACCCACAGTCCTCTATTGTAAGGATGACATCTAGTTATGTTCAAAAGACAAGTCGTCTAGAGGGTCCTTCTACAGCAACATATCCTCTAGGAACATTTATTAATGACTACGAGTATAGACATCGTACTGGCACACTAGATCAGAACAATGGACGATATTGTGTCACTCCAGATTTCCCTAATGGAACTTATGCATACTTCTTGACTATTAATAGTCAGCAAGAACCACAGTATCCATATATTCTTGGAGAAAATTACTACTCACTTCCAGTAGATTCTAACTACAATTCAAATCTTTCTCAAACAGATCTACCAACAACTGCTAGACGTTTCTATAGACCAGGAACTCCAGTTAATGGTGGTGATGTTATCGCGACTATTAATAGTGTAAAGAATGGTAGCATCGATTCTATCGACGTAACTTCTTCATCTGCAAACTTTAGTGTAGGATCTCAACTCGTATTCAATAACGAGGGAACGGGTGGATTTGGTGCAGAAGCAGTTGTTTCCAGTGTAAAAGGAAAAACTG